ATCGATCCTAACGCCAGGCGGCATCGGGAATGCTAGCTGGCGAGATTTTCGAGCCTGCCAAGGCGCGCGCCTGATGACGCGGCACCCCTCGCCTTGGCGGGTGACGTCACCCCAGGGCGCGCCATGCCCGGCAAGGCCTGGCGAGGCCTAGCGCCACCCACGCGCCGGGCGGCATTTGTCAAAATGATCCGTAATCGGATGAATGCTGCGGTGCAGCGCAACGGCCGTCCAACATTCATCTTAACAGTGCTCACACCACATGTAGTAGGTTGGCCCGGCCTGCACCCCTAGGGGTAGGGGGTAGCACATCCCTGACCCCCCTCAAGGCCGGGGACCGGCCCGCAGTTCAAAAATACAGCCAATACAGGTTGGAACCCTATGTCACGCAAGTCAGCGATTACTTCCACCACCAAAGCAGTGGAAGTAATGATCAAAGCATCGCAGGCGATTACTCCACCTAAGCACATTCCACTGTCCAAGGCAAAGATGCCGTTCTGGGACAGCGTGATAGCGGAAATGGCGCGCTCCGAATGGTCGCCGCACCAGCTGGAGATGGCCGCCCTGCTGGCGCAGAACCTGTACAAGGTGGTCCAGCTGGAGAAACTGCTGGAGAAGGAAGGCTCGGTCGTGATGACGGCTCGCGGGCCGATCTCGCACCCGGCCGTGGCCCAGATCAATTCGCTGCACGGGGTGATCCTGCGGCAACGGTCGAGCCTGCAAATCCAAGGCCGCGCCCAACGGGGCGAAGCTCGGGATGCGGGCAAACGCCGGTCTCTGACGCTCGGGATCGAAGCAGCCAACCCCCTGGCTGACGACCTCCTGGCGCGGCCGGCAGGCTACAATTGACGCGCGGTGAGCGCGTCATCGCCTTCATCGAACGGTACTGTGTGGTCCCTGAAGGGGCGCTGGTCGGCAAGCCGCTGACGCTGGCGGACTTCCAGAAGGACTTCATCCTGGCGGTCTACGACAACCCGGCCATGACGCGCCGGGCCTATCTGTCCATCGCTCGGAAGAACGCCAAGACGGCCACCATCGCCTGCATCGTTCTGGCCCATCTGGTCGGGCCAGAGGCTTTGCAGAACAGCCAGATCATCTCGGGCGCCCGGTCGCGGGAGCAGGCGGGCCTAGTGTTCAACCTGGCCTCCAAGATGGTCCAGCTGTCGCCGGATTTGTCGGGCCTGGTCCGCGTGGTCCCCTCGGGCAAGCGCCTGATCGGGCTGGCCATGAACGTCGAGTACAAGGCGATGTCGGCGGAAGCGGGCACCGCGCACGGCCTGTCGCCGGTCCTGGCCATCCTCGACGAGGTGGGCCAGATCACGGCCGCGCAGGATGACTTCGTGGACGCGATCACGACGGCCCAGGGCGCGCACGCGACCCCGCTGCTGATCGCGATCTCGACCCAAGCCCCATCTGACGGGGCGCTGTTTTCGACCTGGCTGGATGACGCTGCCGCAAGCGGTGATCCCCGCATCGTAAGCCACGTCTACAGCGCCCCAGAGGGATGCGATCTGGAGGACCGGGAGGCCTGGAAACTGGCCAACCCCGCGCTGGGCCTCTTCCGGTCGCTGTCCGATCTGGAGGAGCAGGCGGCAATCGCGAAGCGGATGCCGAGTGCGCAGAACACGTTCCGGGTGCTGTGCCTCAACCAGCGGGTCAACATGTCGAGCCCGCTGATCGGGCGCGACGATTGGGCCGGGCGGGAAGGCGACGCCAGCTGGGCGGACGGGGAGGAAATCTACCTCGCCCTCGACCTGTCGGCCAAGACCGATCTGACCGCCCTGGTGGGCGTCTCGGTCAACGACGGCAGCCGGGTCCAGGCGTGGTTCTGGAAGCCGGGCGACCTGGTGCTGGATCACCAGAACCGGGACCGGGTGCCGTACCAGAACTGGGTCGATGCCGGGCACGTCGAGGCGGTCGAGGGGCGGTCGATCCACCCCAAGGCCGTGGCCATGAAGATCGCGGAGATCAGCCAGCGGTACACCGTGCTGGGGCTCGCGTTCGACCGCTGGGCCATCGACAACCTTCTGCGGGAGTTCGACGGCGTCGGCCTCGAGGCCAGCGTCGAAGGCGGTGACGGGCTTCGCCTGATCCCTTGGGGTCAAGGCTACAAGGACATGTCTCCCGCGATTGACGCGCTGGAGACGGCGGTCCTGCACGATG